CACCCGCACAGTCAGAACACGGAATAGTGGATGTTGACACATAGGGGTCTGGGTCTGTTATATTCCCTGAACCATCACACCTTGAACACCGATGAGTCAAGATCATCTCTCTACCTCACTACGCCGTATGGTCGTAAGCCGTCGCAAGACCGGTATTAACCAGTGCAGCAATGTACCCACCAGCAACACCGAAGATCACTTCAGCCTCACGAGCCGCAGCGATTACGTCAGTGACGTTAGCGAAAGAACACCGCTCGTCAAAGAACAGCTTGCGGGAAGTGTTCGCAGCCTTTGTAATACCAACCGTCAAAGCGGTCCCCTGGTGCAAGAACTTGCAGTTAAGGAAAATCGCCGTATAATCAACCACGGTATCCGTCACCTTGTCATTGATGAAGTAGGCCGTAGCCTGCCCACCACCGGACCTTGAACGGAATACGCAGTTCTCAAAGATATTCCATGCACCGCAAGTCGTTGTGAAGTTCAGTATAGTGTTAGCCGCTGAACGGTCAACGTCATTCACGGACCCGAACATACAGTCCTTGAAGTAATTGTGTGACCCACTAATCGACACTCCAAGATAGTTAGCGGAAGCTGCCTGAGTAGCGTTGTTCGGACCAGCAAAGGCAACCTTCTCAAACCTGTTCCCAGCACCGGAAACGGTAACGCAAGTAATATCCGCAGCACCACCCGTCGAAGAGCCGTGCATAAAACGGATGTTCTTGAAACAGTTATCATCCCCGGAAACCGTCATGAAATTAGCCATCGTATATCCCGAATGGCTGAACCGCGCCCGGTTATACCCCGCCTTACTCGTCGGGGAAAGGCCGATAATGTGCGTATTCGATTTGTCCCATGTCAGAGCCGCACCAGTAGCATTGCTATCGCCACGCCACGCATGACTCTCAGGGGAAACCAGAATAACATCATTACGCCCCGTCACAAGGCTATCTTCCGCAAGGGCAACAGAGGTATAGATAGACCCCGAAGTGACACCCTTTTTCAGATAATGCGTCCCCATCGTCCCTGCCCTGTCACCGGTCAAGCAGGCAATCTCACCGGGGATACATCCCAATTCACTTGACACAAAAGACCTAAATTCCCTAGGAACTCCCATCGCTTTTCTCCTTTTCTCCGAACGCCCGAATCGGACGGACCTTGGAGGTTAATGACCCCTCCCCCCTCATCCCGATAACGAAGGGGGAGGAGTGGTTAAATTACTAGCTAACGCTGGAGCCAATTATAAATCTCCAGTCCCTCCAGCCCCAACCGACCACGAAGTACGAAGCATACTTCCTGATTAACGTATCGAAATCAGTCGTAGACATGAACTCCGTCTTAACCGAGTCGATCCAGATGAGGGCCTCTTTCATCCGCTTGGAATCGACGATGAACCAGTCATTGGTATCCGTATCGTCAAGCAGCGGAAGCTCGATGCTCTTCCAACGGCCTCTCTGGAAATTGGCGTTGTTCAGATTGTCACCGGTCTTGCCCTGGCTGTTAAGGACTTCCCATACGGGAGCCGCGAGGTTGGTTCCGTGAACGATGGTGTCGAAGTTCGTCCCAATACGTTCCCCGATGTCGCTCTTTAACCCCTTCGACTGGATACGCAGGGCTTCAAGGTTGTCGGCATCGAACGGAAGGGTAGACAGGTTGTCAAACCCCGTAGAGGTGGACACATCAGGAACCTTTGTCGTGTGGGAATTTGAACACAGAGCAACGCCTTCCTCCGAGTAGAGGTAATTGAACGCCGAGGAATCGAAATAGAGGAAAGGTTCGTGTGCAATCTTGTTCATCTTCCGGTTTGCAGCTTCTCCAAGACCCTTCGCCATCCCCTCGATCACATCATACTGATCCGTGTCGAGCAGCCTGCGCTGAATCGTGATACCACCGGCAAACTCCGTCGGGGTGATCTTGCAGGTATAGCCGGGATAGGCCGACTGGTACTGGATAACGCCGCTGAAAGCCTGGGGATCGCCAATGCCGGAAACCGACATATACTCTTCCCACGCCTTCTTTGAGGACATCCGTTTATACATCTTGTCGATAATCATTGGAAGTCCATCATACTCTGTGGTGAAAACGTCCGTCAATCTTTTGTCAAGCAGCCGGACAAACTGCTTATCGGTCAAAGGATTTCCCATGATTACACCCCCGTCCCAAGCACGAGATGAGCACTAGACAGCGCGAACACTGCGTACTCTTCTCCTGCTTTTTCAAGATTAAGTTCATGCACATAAGCCTTGTAGTAATTGCTCAGTGCAGCACTAGAGTCGATCCCCTGAAACTGAGTATCGAAGTCTATGTGCGCGTTACCTTCAACCACATTGGCGATGCAGAAGGTATCCCCCACAGCGATGTCGTTCTGGAAAGCAACAAGCACCGTCTGGGTCGTTGCATTGCCGGTTGTGACCTTACGATACTCACCGCGATTCGCCCCATCCGAACAATAAACGGTCGAATAGTTGGAAACCGATGTGTCGATAGTAGCGACAACAAAGGTAAGCCCATCAGAAGAACCGGTCGTGCAAGCCTTCCTTTCGGGGGCCGTGCCTACGGTATCTTTCACAACGGGGCCTTTGATAAGGGTCGTCGGCGTAACAAGCGTTACCTGAACCTTTGCAGGTCCGATGGGATCATTGGCAACCAAAGTTGCCTGCGTGGTGTCATAAGTCGCCTTGTCACCCTTATAAGTTGAATCATACGTCGGACTCGTCACAACACCAGTAACGATTCCAACAATAAACGAGGTCGTATCAGGGCCAGCACCGGCGACGGCAGCGGGTTCAACCGTGCCACCGGCGTTGACATCCGCTCTAACCAACTGCCCAACATAGCAGTCTGCGGCGGCCTTGAAGACCTTCACGACGGGTGCAGCACCCGACAAGTCTCCTGCCCAAGTAAAAGCCATATTAATCTCCTTAAAGTGAATTCCGTGAGCCGCACAATGGACAGCCCGACGGACTTGTGTTTGGTTGATAAGCTACTTCAGAGATTGTCACGGCCCCGGCAGTTGCGGCACTCTCATCGGTAAGGCTGTCGGATGAACTCAACAGTATCTTCCCTCGTGAAACGCCCCTATCGGCAATCGTCTTATCTCCATCATTCGTTCCACTATCTGTGGAAATCCTGATTGTCATCCCGTGACGAAACAGTTTATCAGCAAACAGGTATGCGCTATCCGACAAATACGCCGGGTCGTCACCTGACGCTGCCACGAAAGATATGGTGGAAGCTGTATACATTTCATCGGCAAATGACTCAGGTTTTGGTGTCCCTTCACTCCCGTAGTTTCCTATGCGGGTAAGCGGGACGCTTGAACCTTTAATCTGCTGTTTCCTGCACTCGAATCCGCAGTATTTACACCTGTATGTGTAAAAATCTCGGTCCTTCGGGAATAGCGGATTATCTCTTTCCATTAACCCTCTACTGCAAATACCTTTGCCAAGTCCTCGTCTTTGTAGCCGAATCTCTCAGCAAGTAGTTTCGCTTCTGGCGATAGTTTGACCGGCGGAGCCTTTGGGGTTTGTGCAGGAGGGGGTTTCACGCCTCCCAATGGCACTCCCGCCGGTCGATTACCTGAAAGTCCGTTCACGGGAGCCTTGTTCTTCCGGTAGACATTAGTAACCGCTTTGTTTACTATGAGCTGCGCGGCAATAGATGGGTCTATGTCCCTCCGCATATTCCCGAATTCCTTCTGAATCTCGGAAACAACCTCGTTCCCGAACGATACATCGGTAAACAAGGGGTCGCTATCCATGATTGCCGCAGCACCCTTCACAACATCATTGGTATATTGCTGATCCGCAACCGTCCTCTGCTGCATGACTCGTTCAAACAGCCTCGGAGCCTGCTCTTCCAGAATCTTCCCGATGACAAAATCAGGCTTTTCAAGAAGTGCCGCCGCGTCAACCGGGGAAGCAGGTGAGGCGGGTGGAGCCATCTGAGGCGCGGGTTGCACCGATCTAAGCCTTGAATCAATGAGTTGACCCATGCTGTCTAGCAGGGCTTTGTCCCTTCGGCCCGTCCACGAGGACATACGCTGAACCATTCTTTCCTCAAGCTGACGTTCCCTTTCTTCGGGGGTCAGTTGAGGGGCTACTGGTTGCGCTTCCTGTGCGGGTTGTGCGGGTTGCCCCCCATCCTGTGTTGCATCCGCTTGTGTCGTCGGCTCTGCGGGTTGGCCCGGATCAACCGGGGCCTGCGGAGTATCGACTGCTTGGTTTTCCATTCTCCCGTCTCCTTTCAAAGTTTTTAACATATACTGTAAGGGCGCGCTGAACCCTGGTCACACTTGGCAAGCCTTTTATAATGTGCGCTCGGTTTTTTACCGGCAGTCTTTAAGTAATTGGCTTTAGTCGGGCCTTATCCGACGCTGCTTTCACCAAGACTTCCGGTTCATGCGCGCTTTTTATTGCATCCTTGTTTCGTGTTCCATGCCTTTCTTCGCTATCGCCGCAAGCCCAACCATGAAGTCAAGCGCAACATTTATCCTCTGCGCGATATTCAAGAGGCTCTTAGCCATATCGGGTTCGCCATTCCTGACGACATCAATCAGCGAACCAATGTCCGAAGAAATCTTATCCACAACGCTATTGCAAACCAACCTTCCCTCAACAGTGCTTAAATACCTTTGAAGTTCAGTATCTTTCATGATCTCCATCAGCACCGTTTCCTTCTGCGCGTTGTGGAACTTGTCCACATACTCAAATATGTCCCTGTTTGTCTTGATCTTATCCATACCCCCCCCGATATTATCCGTTCATCTGCCCCGGAGCCGCCGCCCTTGTCTGCTGCTCAGACATCGGCATTGGCAATCCCATCTGATTCTGCTGCGGGGCCATTAATCCCTGACCCGAACCCGGAGGCATCGCCCCACCCTTGGAACCCGTCGCCAACTGGTAAAGCAGCATCGTAACAGGGTCTTCCTCAAACATGAACCTCTTGAACTCCTTGAAGTTATCCCCAAGTAACTCGATTATCTTCCCGAAACAATAGTTCAATGCCATCGGCGTTTTCGGGTTCTGGAGGCTTGCCGCCGTCTGTGCAAGCGTTTTCCATGTGTTTATCTTGAACTGCTTGGAATCGTCGCTGTCCAACGATTGCGATACAGGCTTAAACTTGTCCTTGCGTTTTGGATTGTACGCCGCCGCAAGTTCCGCGCCAACGATCTCCTCAAGGGTTTCAGGAAGCATGAAGTCGTTACACAGTGTCAGAATCATGTCGTAAAGCTCAGAAAACCCGATAAACTCAAGGTTCATCGACTTCAGATTTATGCGGACGTTCGCTCTGTTATTGATGATTGCCGAAGATGTAGCCGTTTCAGCCCTATCGGGAACCATCCCCATTGTCTGCGGAGATGTCGCCATCGCAAAATCCATGCGGGACGCTAACAGATTATGGTGCGTAACCCCACCGCTGATATTGTCCTCAATCTTAAACTCCTGAAGATCGTCAAGCCTTTCCGTCATGATAACGGATTCAGGGCTGATCTTTACCTTCTCATCAATTCCCGAAAACCGCCTACCCTTGAAAGCAGGCGTAATCGCAAGCCTTGTTCGGTAATTCATTAAGTTGTAATTATCAACAATGGCTCGCTGAAGTTCGGCGTTTACTTCCCCATCTCCAAACCCGTTGTCATTCACCATGTCGATATAACACAAGAAACGAGCCATCGGCCTTCTTGAGTGAGGAGATTTCCTGAACCCTATGGTCACAGCGGGAAGCGAACCTTCGCGTTCCTGCGCGGTCGTTATTACCGCTTCGTGTAACTGTGCGTTATCCATGAATGAACCATCGGCCTTTATCCCCGGATACCACTTCCCGTCACGTTCAACCATCCAATACTTCTGCCAAAATTCCCGAATAACGAATGTCTTTTCAACGGGCTTCGGCTGTTCCTCAAGTTTCCCGTCCCGGTTGTATGTGCTTTCGCCCCTCTGCCCCTCCGGGTCGATCTTGTTCAAAAGATTCAGGTTGAAATACTCGTTAAATGCCGCGTCAGACTTCAACTGCGAGAAGGTGCGTTCCGTATCGAAGATGACATATTCCTTGTCGTTAAGCGAATAAGCATATTCAGGGGACATATACACGCATTGCACCGGGAATACGTCGAAATTCGGCCTGTCCCTGTTTATCTTCTTTTTGTATACCGGCTCCTGAATCACCTGAAAGGCGATACGCTGCATTGTTGGGTCAAAGAAAGGTATCCCACCTTCAGCCATGTATTGACCACTGGCCTCATCCATCATCGGAGAGGACACCTGATTGTAATGGGAAACCACGTTCTCTACGTCCTGCTCGTAACAACCCTTCACAACCCCGTATCCGCAGGCAAATACATACATCAATGTTCTTACTATCTTATGATAGTAATATAACTCTTTGTCATTCAAAATCGTATTCAATAACTTTTTGGATGCTTTGGATTCCGCGATGTCTTTGGGATCGTCGGAGTTCATGGAGGGTTCAACGTAATCTGTGGATGAAAAATACTGGGAGACGAAGTTTCCTATCTGGGTGAGAAGTCGGCTTGTGAACTCAGGAAGGTAAATATCTGATTCCCATTCGTTCGGCTTCTTTGTCCTTATGGCATGTATCATGTTGTAATAGCATTCAAAGTCCTTACCAACCTTCTCGCTATTACGCTTTGCCACGGTCACTTCATCGGTCAAATGGGATAGCAGGGCGTTTTGGACATCTTCCTTGACACCTTGCCAGTCAGACTTTGGTTCGGCCTTATTTGCCATTGTTTTCGCCCTCTTCCCCGCGTGAACAAACCATAAACACAAAACCAATATAATGTCAAGTAATTATTTTTTTATTTTCAATAATTTCTTGTCATAGATTCAAGCCCTCGCCTCCCTGCCCTGAAACAGCCGCTTGCGATCCCAATAATTACTGTGCTGTGCCGTGTACCAAACAGGGTCAAGCAACCCTAAAAACTCCATGTTACGAGCGTAATCATTGAACTTGTCGCTCTCACGCTTGACGCTCCTGACGGCCTTTACAAACTCCTGCTTGAAATCAACATACCGCCATGACTTGAAATTCTCTATGTGCTTTGGGCAATTATCCATGAACCAGATTGTCGGAAGATATATCCCATACCGGACTTCCTGCTGGTTAGACTGATTAACGTTGTTGTGCGGATTTTGGCATAACAGAGCGTTCTTCAGCCGCATCTTGATGTTCATTCTTCCACTGGTCGTGGAGTTCCTCGTATCCGCGGCCTCCATCCGGCGCAGGCCAAGTTCCCCCATGTTCAGGTCGTCGGCAATGCTATACCCAGTGTTCCCCTGCTTCACGTTTGCCAAAGGGTCATACAATGTAAGACGATTAACCATCTCGTCCTCATCAACAAGAGACATAGCCTTGATGTCATCCCGAAGCTCAAAGGTCGTTCGCCTCTCGTGCTTCGCCTCGTATTCATTCCACACAAACCATTCGTTCTCAGGGGAAATAGCCACCCAGGACACCGCCCACGGCTTCTGTGGATGGTAGTCTATAACCCTGTAATGCCAGTACGTCTTAAACCGTTCAGGATTGAAATACTTATCCGCTGAAATCTTGTGTATCCGTTCGTCGAACGTCTTGTATATCCTGCCGGAAATCTGTCTAAATACCCCGTAACGGGCCATCGCCAACTCGTCCGGGTCATCAAAGTTCTGGAATATCCTGTCTATCGTCCCCTTGTCCAAGGAAGGATTGTCATCAGTAGCCCAACAGAAGCACTCTATCCCGTTGTCAGACCCCCGTTCCTCAATATCAGGATACCCAAACTTCTCGCAAATCAAGGCTGAACGATATATCTTGTCCGCACGATGCCAGATAGAGTCATACATCCAGTCAAGGCCGCGAACAGGGGTAACAGATATACTCGCATCCCCACCCTCCTTCAAAAGCCTCTTCAAAGACTCGTCCCACTTCAGAC